GCCTGGCGCGGCGCCAGCCGGTAGGTGTACTCGTGGTGTTCGTCGGTGACGAGCGTCATTTCCATCTCGCCGCCGGCGCGGTAGCCGACATAGGCCGCCTCGATCCGTTTCCGTTCGTTGCTGCCGAGGTCGCTTGTGCCGGACACGACCTGCGCGTCGATCGGCGCGCCCAGGTCGGTGTCGCCCATCAGGGCGACGATGCCGTCAACGGTGGCGGCCAGGGTCACGCCGGCGAACTGCGCAAAGCTGTTGGCGCTCAAGCCGTCGTAGCGGGTCACGCCTTTCAGGCGGGTGTTCAGCACCAGGGCGACGGTGTGCGGGCGCGTCAGGCGCACGGTCGACGCGCTCAGCGAGAACGCCGGCAGCAGCAGGTTGGCCGCGCCGATCAGCTCGCCGAAACCGCTGGCGCCGGGGTCGCCCGCGCTGCCGCTGGCACCGGCCGCGTACAGCGGCAGGGTCAGCAGGGCCTGCGCCACGGTGCCGCTGGCAGCGCTCGCCTGCAGGGTCAGCGGGGACAGGGTGATGGTGGCGGCCAGCACGCTGTCGGTGCTGCCGCGGGCCGCCAGCTGCAGCAGCGGCAGGCGCATATCGCCGGCGCTGCTGCCGTCCTGGTAGCTGGTGCCGGCCGTGTTCCACCGGGCCAGCGCCAGCAGGCCGTGCGACAGGCTGCCGGCCAGGCCGCCGGCGTCGGTCTGGAACGGCGGCAGCGCCAGCGCGGCGTGGTCGACCCCGCGCGCGTCCAGAGAGAATGGCGCCAGCGCCAGGCTGCCCGCCTGGGCCAGGCCGCCGGTGATGGCGGTGCCGGCCAGCTGCAGCTGGGCCAGCTCGAGCGCCGCCTGCATCGCGCCGGTGCCGGTGAAGGCGGGCAGGTCGAGGCGGCCGTGGACGGCGCTGCCGCCGACCGCCGTCGCGCTCAGCTGCAGGTGGCGCAGCGTCATGCCGTCGGCGCTGCCGCCGCTGGCGCTGAACGGTTCCAGCCACAGGACCAGGCCGAGCGGCTCGAACAGCTGGCCGGCGATGCCGGTGGCGTTCATCTGGTACGGCGGCAACGGCAGCGCCGACTCGAGTGATCCTTCGAGGTGGAAAGGGGTCCTTTCCTTCGGGTTCAGGTCGCCCAGGTAGAGGTTGCCGTCGATCGCCATACCGGCCTCGCCTTACGCGCTCGGCAGCGTGATCGGGAACGACGCGATGGTCTGCGTGGCGCCCGCGGTGAGGGTGGTGCTGGACATGTTCAGCTGGGCGCCCGAGGTGGCGATCGCACCGTCGATGCGGACCTGGGCGGCCAGCGAATCAACCACGCCCGAGTCGGCGACCGAGCCGGTGAAGCGGAACCAGCCGGCGGTGCCGGAGGCGACCGCGACCCCCGACCATGCCTGGCTGTCGAGTTTGGAGACGACGCCACCGCTGGACTCGCCGAATTTCAGGCCGTTCACGGCCGTGACGCCGCCGGACAGGGCGGCGACCGTGGCGGTCAGGGTGGTGACGCCGGCGGCGATGGTCAGACCGTTGGCGCCGGCGCCCATGCCGCGCGGGGCGCTGATGGTGACGATCGCGCCGCTGCTGGTGGCGGTGTAGTCCGGCACCGAGCGGGCCGCGTTGATGGCGCTGGCCAGCGCGGCGGCGGTGGTATTCAGGTCCGTGTTGAACGCGACCGGGGCGTCGATGATGGCCACGCCGCCGACGGTCAGGCTGTCGACCGAGCCGGCGGAGCCGGACAGGGTCACGGTGCCGGTCGCCAGCACCTCGGCGGTACGGGCGCCCGAGCTGGCGGTGACGGTGCACAGCAGGGTGCCGGTCGGGGCCGCATCGGCGCTGGCCGGCTGGGCGCCGGAATAGATCTGGATCTGGCCGTTCTGGAAGGCCCCTTTCAGGGAACCGGCAGCATTGATGAAGTCGCGCGCCGCAGTGCTGAGCCGCAATGTCATGGTGAATCTCCTTGGTAGACCCCTCGAGCGGGGCGAAAAAAAAGCCCCGCGGAGGCGGGGCTAGGGGGGAAAGCGGGAACTGAATCCGGTACTGAAGCCAGTTCGTATTGAATTGAGGGCTTGACAGCGTTGAACGCTGTGCTAGGAATCGAGCGCCAGCAGGTAGTGGTGGGCCTGGCCGCTGCGCAGCAGGGCCGCGCCATGGCGGGCGGCGGGCAGCTGGTAGCTGTCGCTGGTGAGGTTGAGCAGGGTGCCGTCGGGCAGGCCGAGCAGGATGCCGGCGCCGGTGGCGAACATCACGGCGTGCTGGCCGCTCAGCTGCGCATTGCCGAGGATCTCGCCGGCATCGCCGCTGGTGAGCGAGCCGGGCAGCGCCACGGTGTCGATCTTCTTGACCAGGGCGTTGTCGGCGAAGCTGGCGCCGGACAGGAACCAGACGGCTTTTTTGGTGCCGACGAACAGGCCGCTGTCGACCGCGGCCAGCAGCAGGATCTCGCTGGCGTCGATCGCGCGGTAGTCGCGCAGGTCGCAGTGTTCGTAGGACAGCGCGCTGGTGGCGAACAGGTGTTCGCCCTGGGCGATGTAGATCCGGCCGCGGTGCAGCGCCAGGCTGGTGCCCTTTGGGGGCGCATCGAGCCACTGGGTCGCCAGCGGCAGCGAGCGCGGCCCGCCGACGTAGGTGAACTCGGCGTCCTCGACGTTGACCTCGGCGGCCTGGAACAGCGTCTCGCCGTCGGCCTGGCTCAGGTACAGGACCGCGCGCACGATGGCCGGGTCCCTTGGCACCGACCAGGTGAAGCGGATGCCGCTGCCGTCGGCCAAGTCGATGCGCTGGGCCTGGCCGCAGCCGGACTCCTGGCCGTCCTCGCGCAGCAGCGTCATGGCGAACAGGTAGACGCCGGCGGGCAGCACCCCGGTGGTGGCGCCGGCGGCGACGTCGGTCAGTTTGAGGTCGATGCCCCAGCTGCGCACGTAGCCGTCCTGGTAGACCGCCGAGGACAGCCCGTTGCTGTGATAGACGCGGTTGCCGACCGTGACGTAGGCCATCGGGGCGTCGTCCAGGCCCATCGCCACCGGGGTCGGGACCATTTCGCGGTCGAGCCGGTACATGGTCTCGTCCTGGATATACAGGCAGTGTTCGCCGTCCGTGTACAGCGAGTGGGCGGCGCCGGGGATCAGGAGGGTCTGGCCGCTGCGGCGCGCCACCCGGCCGCTGTCGTCGATGTCGACGTTGACGGCGTCGAGCAGGTCGACCATCGGGTCGTCGCGGGTGGGCAGCGCCTGCAGGCGCTCGGCGGCCTCGGTGTTGACGATGCCGCGAAAGCCGGTCAGCAGGACAGGTTTCACTGCGTGCTCCAGGCCACCAGCAGGCCGGTGACGGTGCCCAGCAGGACCCCGCGCCAGAACGCGCACACCGGGCAGCGCGAGGACAGCGGCAGGGTCACGTCCCAGAGGGTATCCAGGACGACGTCGACCAGCCTGGCCCAGGCCTTAGCGAGCCGCGCGGACACAGGCGTTCCAGAGCAGGATGAGGAACACGGCCTGTTCGAGCGTGCAGCCGCAGTTTTTCTTGGGTCGTAGGACAGCTTGCATGGTGTTCCTCCTTGGGTGGTTTGAATGGTTCGAGGTGAACTCGGACCGGCTCGACTGTTAAATCCGCGCCAGCAATCAGTAGGTGCCGTCGTCGTCCATCTGCTCGTGGGCGATCCAGTTCTCGTCGATGGCCGAGGATTTCTTGCCGAACTCCTGCTCGAACAGGGCCAGGCTGTCGGCGGCCTTCTTCGGGTCGTTGGCCTGGCTGTCCTGCTTGGAATACGCCCGGTACAGCATCCAGTAGCGCAGCGAGCGGTGGAAGCGCGGGGCGATCTCGGGGCTGTCTTCGAGGCTGCGCATTTCCACCAGCGGGGTGCGCACCACCGTCAGCAGCAGCATGTCCTCGGCGGCCGGGACCGGGTGCAGCAGGATCGCGCCGGTCTGGAAGTCGGTGACGTAGGCCAGCGGAACCGCCGGCCCCGCGTTCATCCAGTACGGGTTGTGGGCGTCCAGGTCGCGCACCGTCATGCGGTGCAGCGGGCGGCGCCCGGCGAGCATGGCGCGGCGCACGAACACGATGCTCGGGTCGAGACTGATCACGCCGGCGTCGAGCGGATCGACCAGCAGCTGGGTCAGCGCGCTGGTCGAGTCGACCAGCAGGCGGGAACGGCGGCAGGCTTCGCTTTCGGCCTCGTTGGCGAAGTCGATCACCTCTTCGTCGTCCCACAGGTACGGCTCGGTGGCGTCGTCGGCCTCGTTGCGGAACAGCGTGATCAGGTCCTGCAGGGTCATGGCGTCATTCCTTCCAGTCGTCGTAGGCAGCCTTGATGGCGTTGAAGATCGCGCCGGCCGGGATGTCGACCTGGCACTGCGCCGCGCCCGTCACCTGGTCGGTGTTACAGTAGGTCTTGCCATAGTGCAACATATGACATGGATAGCAGGCGGTGCCGATCGGGGCCAGCGACTGGGTGTTGAACCAGTGCTTGGTCAGGTTCTCGACGCTGCTGTGCGACAGCATGACCACCTTGGCGACGTCTTCCTCGAAGGCGACCGCGTTCAGCACGCCGGTCTCGGGGCCGATCACGAGGTCGACCTTCTGCGCCAGTGCCAGGGTCTCGCGGATGGTCTGCTTGCCGGACTTGCGGTACACGCGCGGCTCCAGCTCCCAGCCGGTTTCCAGGATCTGGCAGGCCTCGTCGCCGGTGAAGATGATCACGGCCTCGGGCAGGTCGACCAGGATGCGGGCGATCACGGCGTCCATGTGCGGGCTGAATTTATGGACGGAGGAACCGGCCAGCGCCCACATGATGAAGAACACGTCCGGGGTCGGCATGCCGATCATGAGGTCGTTCGGGGCGCGTGCGCGGCGGATGTCGACCAGGTCCAGCTCGGCGTGGTGGGCCTCGACCTCGGTCGGGTAGAAGCGGGCTTCCGACAGGTAGGGCAGCTCGGCGAGGAAACTGGTCCACTCCAGGTAGTTCTTGTTCAGCACCACCTGGCGCACGGCCTGCGGCCACATGTGGTTCGCGCGGCCCGGCATGGCGAGCAGGGTGCCCTCGACCGATTCGGACAGCTGCACGAGCTTGTCGAAGCGGCGAGCCAGGGCTTCCCAGAAGGCGGGCAGTTCGTGGTTCGGCACCAGGTCCGGGTCGAGGATCAGCCAGTCGTCGACGTGCGGGTCGTGCCGGATGATGTCCTGGCCGGCGGGGGTGGTGTTGATGGTGACGTGGTAGCCCTGGCGTTTCAGCTCGGGCAGGATGTTCGACATTTGCAGCATGTCGCCGAAGCCGCCGAAGCGCGAGATACAAACGGTCTTCTCGGGTTTCGGGTCCTTGTAGCTCAGGCGCCAGTCGAGGCCGGCCAGCTTCTTGACCACCAGCAAAAA